GAGGGGAGCATATGCGATTGGTCTCCCTCATCTCATTGGCGGATTGTCCGCAGCCCTTACCGGAGCATTACGTGCGCTACTAGACTCAGCACACATTGTAACTGCTCCTACAATGTTAAAGCTTAAAGGCGGAAAGATCTCTGGGCAAACTACAGTTATCGAACCTACACAAGTTGCCGAGATTGAGGGGGCTCCAGGAGTAGATGACATTCGTAAGATTGCCATGCAAGTACCTTTCCCACAACCTTCACCTGTTCTGTTCCAACTTCTAGGCTGGCTAACTGATGCAGCCAAGGGCGTAGTAACTACAAGTGAAGAAAAGATTGCCGATGCTAGCAATAACATGCCAGTCGGCACTGCTCAAGCATTGATTGAGCAAGGTGCAGCAGTTTTTAGCTCAATTCATGCCAGATTGCATGACAGTCAAAAGAGAGTCTTAAAGATCTTAGCTAGATTGAACAGGTGGTACCTCGATGAGCAAAGAAAAGGTGAAATTGTTAGAGATCTCGACATTTCGGTTGATGATTTTGAGTCCAATACGGACATTGTTCCGGTTTCTGACCCTCATATCTTCGCAGAGAGTCAGAGGTATGCACAGATTCAAACACTTGCGGCAAGAGCACAAGCAAACCCCGATCTCTACAACCGACTTGAAGTAGAGAAGCGGATTCTGAAGCAAATTAAGCTCCCAGATGTCAATGCAGTGCTTCCTGACCCTGAAGAAGTGAAAGATATGAACCCTGCATTGGAAAATGTGTCCATGACACTAGGAAAACCAGCCGGCGCATACCCACATCAGGACCATATGGCACATTTGCAAACACATTTGGCCTATGCGATGAACCCAGTACTTGGATCTAACCCAATTATTGCCCCGAAATTCATCCCTGCAGCATTAGAGCACATAAAACAACATATTACCTTATGGTACTTAAATCAGATTGACACGTATGCATCTGTGGCCCTTCATGAACCTTTTAACGCATTAAAAGTCCAACCGATGATGAAAGAAGCTCAGCAGTTGTTGGCTGTAAGTGCGCAGCATGTTAATAAGGACACAGAAGAGCAATTTGCTCAACTGCAGCCTCAGATTGCACAACTCGTGAAGATGATGCAACAATTGCAGCAATCACAGCAACCAACTGACCCATCTGTACAAGCTCTGGTCCAAACTTCTATGGCTGAAACACAACGGAAAGCGGCTCGTGATAAAGCTGAGATTCAGTTGAAGGCTCAGGACATGCAAACCATTGCACAAGAGAAGCAATCTAGATTACAGTCCGATGTAGTGATGAATACAGAGAATAATCTAACTGCCGAGAGAATTAAGTCCGCAGAGCTAACTAGAGATGCGGCACAATTGCAACATGAGCAACTGCAAACTGTCCTCGATGCTCAAAACCAACTCCAAACAAACTTAGGGGGAAATCCAAATGTCTGAAGCAATTAACATGCACAAACGTATCGCTATGCATGGCGAGGGTGAAGCCAACCATTTGAAAAAAGGCGGTGTTGCCAAAAAGCATCATTATGCCAAAGGTGGTATAGCAAACAAGGGTGCAATCCCTGAGTCTAAAGTGGCTAATCTGCCAGCAGTGGCAAAAACACCAATCATTGGCAAGCCCACAGGTAAAATTGCTACAATGAAAAAAGGTGGTCATGCCAAAGGCGGTATGGCAGTCATTATTGCGCCTATGAAGAAGTCATCTGGTCGGGGCCGCTAATGCGGATTTCTGATCTCATCGGACGGATAAAGCAAAAGCAAGTCGAGATTGCTGACTCCCTTGTACAAGGGTATGCCATCAATTTTGAGACTTACCAGCGCCTAGTCGGTCAACACCAAGGCTTGGATGAAGCCTTGAATTTAATCAACCAACTCATAGAAGAGGAAAATCAAGATGTCGAATGATATCGAACAGACGCTTGAAGAAGCGTTTCCAAGTATAGATCCATTAATGGCACCCTATGGTGGCAGAGTACTTGTACAGCTTAGAGCTGTGAAAGACAAAGTGACTGCTTCTGGGATTGTATTGCCTGAAGAGACCAAAGAAACCGAAAAGTGGAATACACAAGTCGGAAAAGTAATTGCTCTTGGTCCTTTGGCATTTAAGAAACGTGACACCATGGAGTCATGGCCTGAGGGCTCATGGGCACAAGTGGGTGAATATGTTCGTGTGCCTAAGTGGGGTGGTGATAGATGGGAAATTGATTTTACAGATGCGAATGGACTAAATGGCAAATGTCTGTTTACTTTCTTTAATGATCATGAACTCATTGGTAAAGTCACTGGTGACCCTCGTGACATTAAAGCATTTATCTAAGTTTTGAAAGGAAACTTTATGAATAGCACTGAAAAGTTAGAACTTCAAGTGGAAGAGAACCAAGATGGTAGTGCATCAGTTCAAGTAACCACTGCAGATGAATCACTGCAAACAAAAAATGATGACCTCATTAACATTATAGAAGAAGCCGCTTCTAATAGTGATGACAATGACGGTCAAAATGATAGTGGTGGCGATCCTGATAGGGAAGCCATTAGACAAGCTAGACGTGAAGAGCGTCAACTTAAGAAACAACTTCATCGCGAAAAAGCAAAAGAATCAAACCATTTAATTGCGGCGCTTAAAAAGCAAAACCAACAACTTGCTGAGCGTGTTGCAATTATGGAGAAAAAGACTTCTGGTGCTGAGCTTGCAAGAGTTGACAAAGCAATTGAGGATGCTGCCGTCCAGGTTGAGTATGCCAAACTTCAAATGAAAGAAGCGGTTACTCATTCTAACGGAGAAGCTCTTACAAAAGCTCAGCAAGACTGGTATGACGCACAGCGAAAGCTTGAGTCATTAAAGAACATGCGTGAAACTTCTGCTCGTCAAACGACAGGACAGACTCCTAATATTCAATCAGACCCTGATGTTAAACGGATGGCCTCTGACTGGGTAGAAAGAAACCCATGGTATGACCCAGAGGGTAAGGATCTGGACTCCGAAATTGCCCAAAAGATTGACAAACGCCTTACTGAGGAAGGGTTTGATCCACGGTCTGAGGATTATTGGGAAGAGTTGGACGATAGAGTTGCAAAATATTTACCACATCGCGCTGATCGTGGTTATAATCCGCCAAACGTCAAAAGTCAGAGGCCTCGATCCATGGTGACAAGTTCTGGTAGAGATTCAATCGCTAGTACTAAATCTAATGAATTTAGACTTAGTCCACAGCGTGTTGCTGCCATGAAAGAAGCAGGTTTATGGGATAACCCATCTGCTCGTCAAAAAGCAATTGCGAATTATGCCAAATGGGATCGTGAAAATAAACAAAGGAGCCAATGATGGATGACAGATTAAAGAAAAATGTTAGAGCAGGTCGTGAAGATAGAGCCACGGAAGACAAAATGCGTCAACCTGCAGAAGATAGTTTAGTTTCATCTCAGGAGCGTCGTAGAACGTTCCGCTCGGAATGGCAACCAGAGGCACTTCCGAACCCACCCGAAATACCGGGTTTTCACTTATGCTGGTTATCTACAACTAACCAATATGACCCTATCCATAAGCGCATGAGACTTGGATATACGCCTGTAAAAGCTTCTGAAATAGAAGGCTTTGATGCATACAGAGTTAAGTCCGGGGAACTAGAAGGCTTTGTGGCTTGTAATGAAATGGTCTTGTATAAGCTTCCAGAAGATGTTTATCAAGAAATGATGTTGGAAATGCATCACTACGCTCCTCAAGACGAGCAAGAAAAGATTCGTGTCCAACAAGAAATGTTACAAGAGCAAGCTCGCGATGCGAAAGGTCGTCCACTGGTTACCATTGAAGGTAATGGCATGAATTTTGACCAAACCATTAAAACGCCTGTTTTTAACTAGGCAAGGAGCACACTATGTCATCAGTATCAGCTCCGTTTGGTTTGCGCCCCGCATATTTTCCTACAGGGTTGGAACGTGCTCAGGCGCTAACGAACGGAATCCCATCCGGGTATTCCAGCAACATCCTTAAAGGACAAGCTGTGCAATACAATCCTAACAAC